CCGAGGTAGCTGTTCCCGTCATTAAACAGGTTCAGGTATTTCAATTTCTTTGGAAGTGCCATGAGTCTTTGTCTCCTTAGCTGTTAATGGACGCGGCAAAGTTCACCAGATAAGAGTCGGTGATACGCTGGCGCAGGGTCAGATCTTCCAGTGGAGGGACCGGGGTGTAGTCGTAATCGATATACAGTTTGCCGGCTTTCAGGGTTTCCGCCGTGTTAGCGGTTTCGTCGTACCAGCAGTCGCCGTCAATGATGTAACCCGCTGATTTCATCTCACGCATTTTGGCTTTGATGCCGTCGATCATGTCTCGAACCAGCGTCGGGGTCATCGGCTTATCGACCGCCCACATGTGTGCTTCAGCCATGGTATCGGCCAGAACCTGCGCGGTACGGGTGTAGTTTTCGAACAGGAACAGCGTGTCATCGCTGCAGGTGCGGTTACCCCAGAAACGGAAGCCGTCTTTACGCACCAGCGTCGTGACACAGGCTTCGTTGAGCAAATCGGCGTCGGTGCCGGTTGCCTGTAAATCCCAGAAGACGCTGGCAGAAAGGCCGGTCACACCGTTCACGCCGACGTTTGACAGGGTTTTATGCCAGCCTGTGTCCTGGTCGATTTTGGCGCGTAAGCCCAGAGCACGAGCGGTGGCATAAGCGATATCGGACTGGCTGGTGGTGGTATTCCAGTTAATAAAGTCCGGCCAGATCAGCATCAGTTCGCGCTGACTGAAGTTTTCACGGTATTTAATCGCATCTGAAATCGTTTTTGCGCCATATACGCCGACATAACCAAAGGCACGCAGCTGCTGGCAAACACCTGCCAGTGCGGTTGCCACTGCCTGATTATCCAGACCCGGAACACCGAGAATGCGTGGTTTAACGCCAAGCTCAGCCTGAGCAGAAAGCAGCGCTTTCATGCCGGTATAACGGCCATTGGCATCAGAACCGCCGATAATATTGCTGGTGGTCTCAGCCTCATCTTCGCCCGTGGCAACACGCACCACGAGAGTGACCGGTTTACACTGGTCAGCAATCGCCAGAAGCGCTGCGCGCAACGTCCCGCTGGTGCCTGCCTTACCGCTGGCTGCCAGAACATCAGTGATCAGAACCGGAGTATTCAAAGGGAAAACGGTCGCATCCGCATCTTCTGCGGTACAAACCATGCCGATAATTGCGGTGGAAACGGTAGAAATAACGCGGGTGCCGTCGTTGATTTCGACGACACGTACGCCGTGATGATAATCAGCCATCAGGGTGACTCTCTCTGTTGTGGGTGGTGAAGCAAGGATGCCGGTTCGCAACAGAAAGCGCATTTCATCAGGGGCGTGAGGGCGGTGGCACAACAGAGGTTAGAAAACTACATTCAGCGTGTTTACTTCTTTAGGCTTGTAATTGATGAAAATTAAATTCAAAATTGAAGGGAGATAAAATTCTATGATGCTTCTGGGAATTTATGTTCGGAAAACTGAAATACAACGTTAATAAAAGGTTTTTTAAGTGAAAATATACATTATCAACCTGAAACGTTCGGTTGAACGAAGGTTAGCAATTACAACCCAGTGTGACGCATTGGGTTTAGATTACGAGGTGATTGAAGCTGTCGATGGACGTATTTTTTCTCCTGAAGAATTAAAGTTGCATACCGCTGAAATCAACTATGCATATCGTCCAGGAGAGATCGGATGTGCTTTAAGTCATCTTCGCATATATGAGAAAATAGTAGAGGATAGTCTTAATGCTGCATTGGTTCTGGAAGATGACGCATTATTATCGACAAATCTTAGCTCTATAATAGAAGCAGTGATTTCACTTAATAATGCATCATGCCCAATGGTTACCCTTCTAACCCCTGTGAATAGACTTATCGATAAGCCTATGGCGTTAGGCGTTTATGGGGCAAAAATCTATCCTGTCTATCATGCCACTACTTCCCATGGCTATATAATAAATAATCTTGCTGCCAAAAACCTGTTGGAAAATTTATATCCGGTTTGGATAACTGCAGATAAATGGGCAGTGTTTGAGGATTATTCATTTATTAAAGTTCAGGCTGTATTCCCACCTCCAGTTACACTGGCAGAGGAAGCATTGGTTTCAACAATCGTCGAAGATGTTGATACTCAGCTTTTTAAAAATGAACGGCAGCAAGCCTGGCAAAAAATTATGCGTAGACGCCCATTGAAAGTTAAATTAAAAAGTCGTCTCAAACGCATATTTTTGCCAATTTTCTATAAAATAATCACAGTAAAAAAATCTTAAGGGCAATCGGTTGTAATTTATAAGTTCGTGGATTGTTTTTTAATTCAATCCACGATGAGCTAACTAATATCCCATCTCAATAATATTTTCTACTGGTTTATGCCATTCTTACAATGTAATTCATTGCAATGTTTTTAACGGTATTTTCGACGCCCCCTGTAGCATTCACAGTTATTCCGTGACTATGTGACCCAATAACCATTGTATGATTATGTGCACCAATATCAGTATAATGATTATGTGCCCCTATACTAATAGTATGGGCGTGATTGCCATCGGCAGAGGTGACAGCTTCTGCCCCTGTATTTGTTCCTCCTTTCGCCCACGCTGCGTTGACCAGGCTAGTTGGCCGGGTGCCATAAATAACGGCTCCATCTTGGTTGCCTGGTATACGAATACCATTACCATGCTGGTGATTCCCCTGCGCATCCGTCCCTCTGTTCCCATAATCGAAACTTGAGCTATCTCTGCGCCCATAGTCGAACGTAGATGTGGTTTTAGTACCGAGGTCAGTATTGGAAATAGATGCGCTATGCGTATGTGTCTTAATACCATCCTGTTCGAATGAAAGTATTGTTCGGTTACTGGTTGGTTTACCTTTTATAATCCACCCTCGCATATCTGGAATAATGCCCGAAGGATAAGCAAGAGCAAGTTTTGGATATGCATTTTTATCAAACGCCTGGCCAATCATTAATGCAAAACCATCCGGAATAATATCTGATGGCCAGGGAATAGGTGCACCAACGGGATATTCGCTTCCAACAATATTTTTGATATTAGAGGTTGTAAGTTCGATATCCGCCGTCCCATCAAATGCTACACCGGCTATTTTCCTTGCCGTCGCCAGCTTAGTCGCTGCAACAGCTGTTCCACCTGAAGGTAAGCGCCCGTTTGCATTATCATTCGCCGCCTTCACCGCTTTTGGCGTTGCCGCCAGAACTTCGCTGGTACTGCCCACCGCGCTGCTCAGCTGCACAAAACCTTTCGCGGTTAGCGTACCGTCTGGGTGACGTCGTGAGGCTTCATGCTCAGCCAGCAGATTATTGACGTATTCTTCGGTTGCAATAATCAGTGTGTCGTCGATGGTCAGACTAACTGCATCAGTATCTGTGACGGTGATGATCATGCGCAGGGTTTGTGTCCGGCCAGAACCTTCCTCGAGTGTGGGTTTATAAGTATCGGCCATATTACTGACCGCAATCAGGGTGCCGTCTGCAGCATAAAGGCCCATCTCACGCATCCAGAAACCACCGACTTCTGCCGGGATAATGGCTTCGGCAATAATCCAGTTGGCATTTTTATTGTCGATTTTGATGGAGTTCAGCTTCAGACGGTAGGTTTCATGGACCAGTGCCGTCTGACCCACAGAGGGCTCAGTCGCGTTGCCTTTACCATCACCGACGGCCAGATGGGTAATATTGACGTCTTTTCCGCTTTCGATGGCTGATGCTATGCGCGCCTGCCCAAGCGTGGTGACGACGGATTTAAATTTGCTCATAAGATTCCTTATCAGTCCGGATAAACAGTGAGTATTTCTGCGTCATACATTGCCGCGGCGAGATAGACGGTGCCGGGAATATCCTGAGTAATCGTCAGTCCGATCAGATGACGGCTGGCGGGCTTCGCATCATCAATCAGGCGCTCCATTTCTTCGTACATGGCTTCGTCAATTCCGGAGTCGAGAACACCGATATCGAGTTTGAACGTGCCAGGCGGGTCATTGGTTTCCCACCATTCGGTGACGTTAATGACATAACCGAGAGGCTCGACCACGCGTTTAATGGCGCCGACGGTGCCTTTATGCTGATGGATGAACCATGCAGACTGAATCACGCTGCGTTTTGTCGCCGTTGGCCATTCGCTGTCCCAGCGGTCGACAGAAAGTGCCCATGCCAGATAAGGTAAAAATTTGGCGGGGCAGGTCTGCGGATTCCATAATGTTTTTAGCGGGACATTCACACGAGCCAGTTCAGCGCAGGCTTCTGCGGCTGCCAGTTCCAGCGCGGAAGATCCACTGGGCAGCAACCTGTTACTCATCGGAGCCTCCGACGGTAATCACGTAATTTGTGCAGTAAGAGGCTTGCGTGCTGTCGAGTACAATGTCTGCGGCGGGTTTAGCAAGCTCAACACGCTGGACACCTTCAACGTGCAGCGCCGCATAGATGGCGGAAAGCCTGATATCACGCCCCAGGCGATGCTGATCGCTGATGTAAGATTTCAGCTTTTCTTCGGCGGCCAGAATGATGGGTTCAGATTCTGGCCCTGGATACAGGTAGAGCGTGGCATCAATCTCATAGGGGACGACGCTGGCAGACTGCACCAGAACACGGTCGGCAACAGGCCGGACATTTTCGTCATTCAGCGCGATACGGACTTTCGCTAATAAGTCTTCCGGAGCGATACCATTGGCTTCACGTGACAGCACTGAGATGGTGACATTGGCGGGGGAAGGACTGATAACCGAGATGTCAGCCACCCGTCCATCGGCAGATAAGCCATGGAATTCGTACGAACCGGAAGGTCCGGCAACGCTCATTCCTTCAAAAGCCTGCGGAATTCGGGTGCGAAAATCTGCATCGCTTTCCATGACGGCAGGGACTGGCGGAACTTTGGTGTTATCCGCTGGCTGTAAAACCAGGCGCTGAACATTAAAATTCGCCGCCAGCTGATCCAGATCACTGCCCGTCGCATAAGCCACCATCACGGCGCGGGCGGATTCGTTGACGCGCTGGCGCAGGATCAGTTCGCGGTAAGCGTTCTCCTGCAAAAGCTTGACCAGCGGTTCGGATTCCAGCGTCAGTGTCCGGCTGACTGCTTCTTGTTGGTCTGCCGGGTAAAGCGAAATCAGCGTCGTTTTACGTTCTTCAAGCAGGGTTTCATAATCCAGTTGTTCGACCACATCGGGGGCCGGTAACTGGCTCAAATCGATCGTTGCCATAAGTGTCAGCTCACAGGAATATTCAGGGAAAAATCCGTCGCCGTATCGTTACGGCTTCCGGTCAGTTCAATCACCATCTTGCCGTCGTAGCCGGTGTCGAAAGTGATCGCAGTCAGTGAAACGCGCGGTTCCCACTGCAACAGGGCGGTGTAACACACGGCCATCATCTGTAGCCGCAGAGCGCCGTTTTGCGGCTGGTCAATCAGCTCCGAAAGCAGCGAGCCGTAATTGCGGCGCATCACTCTTGAGCCAACCGGCGTATTCAAAATATCGCGGACGGACTGGCGGATATGGTCGAGATCTTCGATAGCCAGACCGCTGTTTCTGTCCATCCCCAGGTATTTCGGATTGCTCATTGCGGGCCTCCTGTCTGACCGCCACCGGTCTGAACACCGCTGTGGCGATGGGTGTGCACAACGATGCCGTTGGATGTCAGGCTGCCGCCGTTGTGGATTAAGTTGCCGGTCAGTGTGCCACCTTGTTTCACTTCAAGGGATCCGGTGGTCAGCTTGCTGGTGCAAACCACTTCCGGCGTGTCCAGCGTGATGCGGGTGCTGGCGGTACAGCGGATTTCGGGCGCTGTTACCTCCACTTTCTGCGAGGCGTTAATGACGGCGGTTTTAATTCCCGTCACTTTTAAAGCGCTTTGTGCCGGTTCATATTCAAAAATGGCGCCGTCCGGGAAGGCCAGATGAAGGGCGTCTGGCGAGGCCGATGGGGCGGGCGACGCATCGGAGAATACCGCCGGTAGAACGAATGCCGTATTCAGTTCGCCGCCCATCGAGAGCAGTAACACCTGCTCACCGACGGAAGGCGCCCACCAGCTGCGCGTACGGCCAGCGCGGTGCGTCATCCACGGCAGCCAGGCCGTTACATTGCTGCCCGTCGCGACGCGGCAACGTGCGTTGGCAAGATCCAGTTCTGAGACGTTGCCGATGCGTACCAGATTGCCAATCAGCCGCATTATGTCGTTGAGTTGAAGAGTCGTATTCATGGGATAAAGGATGCCGTTTCAGAGGGTTGAGCGACAACCGGTGACCGTTCGCCAGCGGCTGACACAACAAGGTTTACCGGGTCACACCGTCCAGCTGCTGATCAGTTCGCCGTTAAGATAAACCTCACGCGGGAGTGCCACGTTTTCCGGCAATGGCGGTTCTGGCAGATGGGTGATGGTGCGGACATCTTCTGCATCGGCAACCAGCACGCGCTCGGTCAGTTGCAGCGTCAGCACCAGGCTGCTTGCCTGCTGGACAAACGTGAAATCACTCAGCCGGTGGGCCGCGTTGCCGAGGATCTCAGGCTGATTAACCTGCAGCCAGTCGAGCACGGTGACCACGGCCAGATCGACCAATGTTTCGCTGAGCGCTTCATCCGTAATCGTCACTGTCAGCGGGTAGCGATATTCAAAAGAAAGCGAAGGGGCCGATGTGGCCACCACGTTGCCAGCTCCGGTCGCCAGGGCCAGTTTTTCCGGTGCGGCTGTAAGCTGAGGGATTTGTTCAATGAGCCGTTGTTGCAACTGAATCGGTTTTTGCATGTTGTGCCTCCTGACACTTTTTGATGGCTTCGATTTGTAAGCCGCAATCCATCAGCGCAGATTCCAGCTGGAGAATGTCAGCGCTCAGATCTTCATTCGTGACCGGTTTGCTGGCGGGGATCGGGCATGAGCTGACCGCCGGACAGCCAACGTAAATAATCGCTGGCGGAGCTGAAGGCGGGACGCTGGTGCAGCCGGCTAACATCAGCAGGCAGCCCGGTATCAGCCCACTGACGGGTTTGCAGATTTTCATCAAGGCTCCTCTGTCTCTGTTTTTCGCGGTTTTGCATCACTTGCCGGGCGGTGCTCAGGTCTTCGCGTAACGCCAGTTCAGCCTGCTCGCGCTGGCGCATTTGCTGGTTCAGAACGGTGATCATCTGATCCCGTTGCTGCAGC